GCCGCTTATGGCACGCGCTCGTTTGCGCTGATGGAAAACTTCACCAAGTCAAAACCATGAAAATAGAGAAAATAAAAATAGAAAAGCTCATCCCCTACGTCCGCAACAGCCGGACTCATTCCGATGAGCAGGTAGCCCAGATTGCAGGGTCAATAAGAGAGTTCGGGTTTAATAACCCAGTACTAATAGATTCAGCCGATGGCATCATTGCAGGCCATGGGCGGGTCATGGCCGCGCGCAAGTTAGAAATGACTGAAATACCTTGCGTGCGGCTTGGGCACCTGAGCGAAACGCAGCGGCGGGCTTACGTCATTGCCGACAACAAACTCGCACTTAACGCCACTTGGGACAGCGAGGCATTAAAAGCCGAGGTAGCCGAGTTGGCCGAGGCAGGGTTTGACCTAGCGTTGACTGGCTTCAATGAGCCGGAGCTGGCCGCGCTAGACCACGAGCCATCCTTTGCAGAGCACTCTTTCAATGGCAAAGTCACCAAGGACTTCAAAGAAGCGTATGACGACGCTATGATAAGTCGTATTGTGCTTATGTACGAGCAAGAGGAGTACGCCGCCATCATTGACGCCATGGGGCAGTACGCCGACCAGCACGGCCTTACCTGCAACGCCGAAGTCGTCAGCCACCTACTAGAAACAAACGGCTATGCAATATCTCAACGTAAGCCCTAAGGACATAGACTTATCGAAGTACCGAAACAGGTCTGCACAAGAGCAGGACTTCGCCACGCTAATTGACGAGGACACAACGGTTCTGGTAAGTGGAAAGCCTGTCATCGTGTATATTGCGCGCGCCTGTGACGACGCACTGCTTGGCACGCTATCAACAATAAAGTACGACAACAGCTTTAGAACAAGTGGCCTTGTCACTTCCTCCAAGATATTCGGCTACAAGCCTAGAAACGAGATACGCGGCCTTGCGTGCGGTGCAACCAGCTTAGCTAAGACTCAGCCGGAGCAGGCCCGCATTCTCAAGGCGTATGCTTCGGTGGCAGCCGAGCACTACAACAGGGTTAATGCAGAGCTGGCGCAAAAACACGCACAGCTAACCAACGAGCGCGTTTTACCAGAGTACACCATGGATGGCTCCATGTTTACCTCTGGAATTGTAAACCACAACAACCCGCTCAAGTATCATTTTGACAGCGGAAATTACGTTGGGGTTTGGTCGGCCATGTTCGCCTTCAAGAAGGACATCGAAGGCGGGCACTTGGCCTGTCCCGAGCTTGACTTGGGCTTTAAGTGCTCGGGGGGTTCGCTTACAATGTTTGACGGTCAGTCAATTTTGCACGGCGTTACACCCATCAAGAAAATGAGCCCCTCCGCCGTTAGATACACCGTGGTGTACTACTCGTTGAAAAACATGTGGAGCTGCCTGCCCTTTGGCGAAGAGCTAAAGCACGCCAGAGCGAAAAGAACCACCATAGAGAAGGCCAGAAGCCTTAAAAAGAAAAAAACTGAATAATGCGCGTTGCCATACCAAGTCATCACCGCAGCCGGACAATCGAAAAGCATGCGCTGCAATTCGTTCTGGCCGTGTTAAAGATTGATCCAAAGGACGTTTATGTGTTCGTGAGCGATGCCGACCAACTAAAGGAGTACCAGTTGAGCATAGGCGGGCATGGCGTCAATCTAGTAAACGCCAACACAGCCACGGCTAGGGACAAGTTCAACTTTGTGCATTGTTATTTTGAAAACGGCACCGATGTTCTAGTTGTTGAGGATGACGTGAGCGGCCTTGTTAGCCGTAACGACTTACCGCACATTGAAGTAGTTAAGGCTGGTTTCAGGCTTATGCGCGAGGAAGGTAAAGCGTTGTGGGGTATTTACCCATCCGCCAACAAGTTCTTCATGCGAGACTCTGCCAGCGTAGGGTTCGTTTTCGTTGTTGCAAATGTTTACGGGTTTATTGCAGATGATTCCAAAGAGTTGCTGATAAGTGAGCAAAGTAAGACTGACTACGAGCGCAGCATCCTATACTACAAGCATAGGGGCGGTGCGGTGCGCCTCAACTACGCTGCCGCAAAGACCAACAACTACACCAACAAGGGCGGCCTACAGCTACTTCCAAACAGGGCAAAGGTTGAGGCCACTGCCTGCTTGAACTTGCTCAGAAGGTTCCCACGATTAGTTTCCATTAAGAATGGATCAAAAAGCAAATTCATGGAGATCAAACTTTTGGCTAAATGAATGTAATCTTCCTTGTAAACGGGCTTGGCGAAAGGTTTTCCAGCAGTGGGTACACCAAGCCAAAGCCATTGATAAGCATTGGTGGCGAGCCAATGTTCGTCAAGGCGCTTCGCTCGCACGGCTTCGCTGAAGATGACCACGTCTACATAGCGTACCACCGCAGCCTGCGGCAGTACAACTTTGAAGAGGTTGTGCGCAGGGCGTTTCCACAATCTTTGCCGCGCGTTCACTTTTACTGCGTGCCGCTCGACACAAAAGGAGCCGCACACACGCTAAACTTGGCGGCAAAAGAGTTCCAGCTAGGCGACGCCGCGCTTCTGATTGCCGACGGTGACGTCATTTACGATGAACCAACGGTGGACAGCTTCAGGCATCTTACAAGCTCGGCAATAGGCGTTTCCACGAATGACTCGCCCGAGCCACTTTACTCCTATGTCACGGAAGAAGAAGGGCGCGTTACCAACATTCGTGAAAAAGAAAAAATATCCGACACTATTTGCTGTGGTTTGTATTTCATTGCGCCTGATGACATGGGCGAGGTGCTGCGCCTAACCAGCAAGGCCCATAATGCGGCTGCCGAGGTTTACCTATCTAGTATCTACGCCTCGTTGATTGCAGAAAAGCGGTGCGTGGCCCTTAAAAGGTTCTCGCGATTCGATTGCGTTGGTACTCCGATTCAGCTGCAATCTTACTGCGAGAAAAGTCAAACCTCACCGAATGGCGTAAGGTTTTGCTTTGACTTGGACAACACCCTAGTAACGTCGCCTAGCATACCCGGAGACTACTCCAGCGTCTTACCAATAGACAGGAACATCAGTTTCTTGAAGAAGGTTAAAGCCGCTGGCGGCTACGTCATCATTTACACCGCAAGAAGAATGCGCACGCACGCGGGAAACACCTCCGCCGTGGTGGCTGACGTGGCGCAAGTAACAATTCAAACCTTGCAAGAGTTTGGAATACCCTACGACGAGCTGGCGTTCGGAAAACCTTGGGCTCAGTTCTACATTGACGACCTTGCAATTAGCGCAGATGAGGACTTGTGTAAGGCTACGGGCCTGTACTTTAACGAAATAGAATCACGAAGCTGGCACGAGATTAAATACGTCAACGGGCAGTGCGTAAAGTCAGGACAACTAGCGGGGGAGAGCCACTGGTATGACAACTGTCCCGTGGAGATAGTAGATAAGTACGCTCCGAAAATTTACCTTAATTCTGAGCATAAAATTGTAATGGAGAAGATAAACGACCTTCCATTATCGCATCTTTATGTTCGCGGATTACTAGCCGACGACGCCATTACCAAGTTGTTCACGGTGCTAGAAGAGTTGCACGCGCACAAACCTGAAAAGCTGCCCCCATTTGCCAGCGGCTACTACTGCGACAAACTGCGGCAGCGAGCCAAAAGCGACATATTTGCGCAAAACGCGGATGCTAGAAAACTGATGGAAGAGTCGATTTCATTTTTTGACGGGTATGAAATTGAACAAGACGACATTTGCCTAATTCACGGAGACCCAGTATTTTCAAACATCTTTTGCTCGCACGACAATAAGTTCACGCTCATAGACCCTAGGGGAAGAGTAGGCGACGCGCTAACCGTGTACGGCCATCGCTTTTATGACTACGCCAAGGTTTACCAGTCAATAGTTGGCTACGACTACGTGCTGCTAGGCATGCCAGTAGATATTGAAAATGTAAAAAGATTCAAGGATCACTTCGAGTCAGCGTTCATCCGCTCGTTCAAACAAGACGAACACTTGGCGTTGGTGAAGCGCATCACAAAAAGTTTGCTTGTTTCATTATTACCCCTGCACGATAGTGGCAAAGCGGACAACTTCGTGGCGTTGATTGAAAACCTATGAGTATGCGTTAATCAACCGCCGCCCAAGCAAAGCGCGACCGCGCGCCAATGTGGCCTTTTTAAACTAAGTAAACAAATCATTCTATGAAACAATCAAAGCAAAAAGTAATGCCACGCCGTAGGCGAGTGGTCATCAATGAGGAGAAGAACACGTTGTCGTTGGCCGAGCAGCGTGAAAATAAAAAAGCGGAAGACAAACAGCGTTTCCTCACAATCCTTGACGAGCACTTGGGCATTATCTCATACGCCGCGCAGCAAGTGGGGATTCCGCGCCGCACTATTTACGAATGGATGGATAGCGACCTTGAGTTCCAGCGCAAAGTCAAAGAGATCGACCACAAGCAGTTGGACTTCGTTGAGCGCAAGTTGCTGGAGAACGTGAAAAACAACGACACTCGCGCTATCACTTTTTACCTTTCGACCAAGGGTCGTGGACGCGGTTATTCAACCCGCGTTGAATTGACCACCCCAGCCGATCAGCCTTTGAAAGGTGAAGTGTCAGTGGTGAGTGATGCGCGGGAAGAGATGAGTGGCAACGCATTAGGCAAAGCCTTGCAAGCGGCCATGCGCGCATTCCCCGCCGCGTTTACTGATGCCTCGCGTATTGCTGCGAATAACAAGGACGTTGAGCTGAAGTAATCTTGAATGTCTCGCCAAAAGTCATCGCTTGATGAAGCCGCGCCGCCGCTAGACGACGCGGCGTTTTTAACTTTGTACAAGCAACTGGTAATGGTTGCGCGTGGCGACTTCCTGTCATTCTTGCACGTGGTGTTCCCGCAGAATGAGGTGGCGTCTTATGTGATTGGTGACTTGCATCAATTCCTAGCCTCTCGCGTTCAAGCGGTAGCCGATGGCACAGCCGCATCGCGCCAAGCGGTTAGCGTTCCGCCGCAGCATGGTAAAAGCCGCTTGTTGGCAGTGCGCGCGGTGACGTGGTTGATTGGCAGCAAACCGGGAATTAGCATTGCCATTACTGGTTTCTCGCATTCATTGCTTACTGACTTCATTCGCGAAATCAAAAACATCATGGAGCTGCCCGCGTATGTGCGGGTCTTCCCGAACATTGCGCCCGTGTTCGGACGCGACCGCGCCGACAGCGTGTACTTTTCAAATGGATCGTCGATCATTGCCAAGTCCGCTGGCTCAAAACTAACGGGTCGCAAGGTGGATTGGTTGATTATTGATGACGCGCATGCTGGGCGGGCCGAAGCCGAGTCGCCCTTGCAGCGCAGGCGGGTCATCGAGTGGTACTTTGCAGACTGTGCAACGCGCTTGAGCCGAAGCGCCAAGGTCTTTATCATTGGTACGCGCTGGCATCCGAATGATTTGATTGGCCACTTAACAAGTGAAGACTATGTGGCGCAACTGAAGGCGGAAGGACAAGAGTCGTCTGCCTTTGAAGTGACCAATCTAAAAGCTATTGCCGATGCCAACGATCCGCTGAGTCGCGCCGAAGGTGATCCGTTATTCCCGCAAGAAAGGCCCTTATCATTCTTGCTGGGATTGAAGGCGGCGCTTCCCGCCTATGAGTGGTCGAGTCAGTACGATGGTACGCCGCGCACCGCATCGTCAGGCCAAGCTGACTTGTCGAAGCTCAAATACATTGAACGCTCGCAACTGCCGGAAGGCTTAACGCTGACGCGCGGATGGGACTTGGCCATTACTGAAAAGCAATCTGCCGACTTTACCGCTGGCGCGCTGTGCGGTTGGGATGGCGATCAGTTCTACATCGTCGACATCTTCAAACGGCAGTGGGCGTGGGCGAAGGTGCGCAGCCAAATGATTGAGCAAGCCATGCGCGACCGCGCGCAGATGAATGTGTTGCGCATTGCGGTGGAAGGCGTCGGGGGGTTTGACGCAATCTATCAAGATGTCAAAGCGGCGTTGCTAGGCGAAGTTGCCGTGCATAAGCGCAACCCACCGAAAGGCGGCAAACTATTGCGGGCGCAGCCATGGCTGAACTTGATCGAGGCCGGACGCGTAACCGTGGTGCGCGGTGCATGGACAAAAGAGTTTGTTGAAGAGCTGGAACAGTTTCCCGAAGGGATACATGATGACCAAGTGGATGCGGTGTCGATTGCGCATGAAGAATTGACCAAGCCTTTGCCCAAGTTGCTCCTCGCCTGATTATTTGCACGGCTTGCAAAAAGTCATTGCGTCCTGCCACTCTGCCTATTAAACTACTGCCACCTATGACCCTGACACCAATCAATGACCTTGTCCTCGTGCAGATGGACAACCGCAAAACCGAAAGCGATGGCGGTATTGCCATTCCTGAGTTCTCGCAAACGACTGAGACTTGGGGCCAAGTTGCCCGCGTTGGGAATTCCTGTGAGCGCGTTATCGAGGGCGACGAAGTGTATGTGCCCTCGCACTTGGGTACGCACATCGTGCTGCAAGGCGCTGACTACGTGTTGATTCAGGAAAGTAAGATTTTGGCCAAGCGCGAGGTGGTTTAAGTATGGCCCGCGCGACCAAAGTCCCTACGGGGATTGCCCTGCACTTGCCGCCGCAAACCGTGGTGGAGATCGACG